ATTCTTGACTGGTAACAGCCTATATTCGTTTTCCAACTCTTTGATTGGCTGATATACTTTGCACGAATAAGGGAACTGTTCAAGCCTGGATATGGATTCATCCAGGGCATTTAATAAATCCAATGCTGCCTTTGGTGCTTTCAAATGCTCTGCAATATAAGCTGTAATATCACTTAAATCCTTCCTTGCCAAAGGCAGGTATCTTATTTCATACATTATCAGATTCTATCCTATCCGAAAGCTTTACCCTCAATTCGTCAAAAACTTCTTTATGAGAATATCTCTTATCGGTTGTTTTGGCTTCCAATTCAGCTTCCTTCAGCTTGAAATATACTTCACTTTCAAACATTTTGCGTTCATAAGCTTCCATACTTAATACAACCATATCACCATAACCATTCTTGGTCAAAAATACAGGTTCTTGAGTTTCATGGACAATCCTTGAAATATCGGCAAAGTTATTTCTCAAATCAGATACTGGTCTAATATGTGGCATTATATTCACCCCTTAATTAGTTTAGCATAATTTTATCATAATTATGCTAAACTAACAACAAATTTTTGAAAATTAACTTTCAATATCCTTTATATTAAATGGGTCAGTCAAATCTTTACCTTCATATTTTTCAAGAAATTCTAATAATGCACTTCTTCTAACTTTCATACTTCCAAGTTTCAAAGCTGGAAGTAATCCAGCTTTAATTAAGTCATATACATAATTAGTATTGCACTTAATAAGCTTTGCAACTTCATTGACCGTATAAAGCACATCCTGGGATTCAGCATTATAAATAACAGTAACATCCTGTTTGCCACCAATAAAATTGTGTCTTTTTAATTCATTTATAATTGCTTCTGCAATTTGTTTTTCATCAAATTCTATTTTCATTAGCAATAGATTCCTTTCTATTTTCCCTTGTCACACCTTCACAGTTGCCCTAAATTCGCTTTAAAATGTTAAGCTGATATCTTTATATCCCCCTTTTATATTAAAATGCCTTAAAAACGATTTTAGAAGGTTTTAGCAGTTCTTTAATGTTCCATCTTTTATTTTCTCAATGATAATTGCTTCTCCAATAGCTTCTAATTCATTAAAAGCTAATTCAACATCATTTTCAAAGCCTTCAGCTATTAAATCCGAATTTCCTAAATGCTTTTCCAATATATCACGAACAAATTGTTCATTATTTCTATCTTTTAACCAGTCTTTTGGAATATAGAACATTATACACCATCCCTTAATACACTATATCATCAACATCATAAGTTGGAATTTTACCAATATCACCTTCAGTTTTAATTTCTATTGGTGAATCATCAAAGAATGTATTTTCAAGTACACTATAAGCTGCTAATAAACTATTTTCAGGTGGATAATATGTTCCACCTAATGCAGGGCATTTTTTCAGCTTTATAATAAAATCATTTTGTGCTTCTTGGTTAAATTCTCCATCAATTTCAACAATCAATAAACCATCTTTCAGGAAACATTCAACCTGTCTTTCAACCCCTAAGTATTTCCCCTTTGCAATTATTTTGGACATGGTATCACACCGATTTCTTCATAATCACTTTTCATGTATTCTTCAAATTCCTTTTTTAATTCTTCAGGTGCATCTTCCTTCAGATGCCAATTAAAAGGTTCTTCCACAAAATATGGGCTATCAATAAAGCTTGGTATTGGTTGGCAAGATTGATTTATTTTATTTATCTTCATGGTGGTTCACCCCTAACACTCTTATTATAGTATTATAACATAAAAAAAGCCCCCACCTGGTAAAGTGGGGGTTAATTAATGACTTTTTAGGGTGTTAGAAATGTTAGAATATATCTTACTCATATACTCCTTCTGCTGCAACTTGCATTGTTTCATAAAGTTTTTCTTCAAGGTAATTTACTATACCATCAAGGTCAGTGTTTTGACTTACATGGTTGGTTACACCACCTAAATCAATGTTAATTTCAGCAGTAGTAAAACGGTTAATGGTTTCTCTTTCTGCCAGGTCACGCATATATTTTAATTCTTCTTCATTTATTTCCATGGAATCCCTCATAGCTGCTGTATTAGCTTCTATGTCAGCAATATTATTCATCATATTATCATAATCAAATGAGAAACCACTTTCAGCTTGTTTTGCTGCTGCTTCTGCTCTCATGGCATTAATTTCAGCCTGTCTTTGGGCAGTTGCTGTTCTTGCATCCAGTTTCATCTGTGCCAATGAAGCATCCCTTGCAGCAATAGCTGATTCAATTTCATCCCTGTAAGCTTTTAAATCAGCTTCCCTTGCTCTTTTCGCTGCTTCATTTTCCATCTTTGCAGTAGTTCCAAAGGTAACTTCCTGGATGGCATCTATTGAAACCCCTGGAATCTTATTCAGTAGGTTAATGAAGTTATTAATTATTCCAATTGCACCATTAACCATACTTTGAAGGATGCCTAATACACCAGCTTTCATATCACCCATGAAATTCTGTATTCCAACAACTGCTGTCATTATTCCAAGCTTCAGTTTATCCCACAAATCAAGAATCCAATATACACCTGTGAAAAAGCCTATCTTCACCCAATCCCAGGCTGTCAGAATTCCATTCATGGCAATTTTCCAGGCTATTTCAAGCCCACCAACTGATTGAACCCATTTATAAATCATTCCGATTAAAACACCTATTGCCAAAGCTATCCACATAATAGGATTGGAAAGCATTGTTGCTATTAAAGCCCTATTTGCTGCAACTGAAAGCCAGGTAACAGCAGTTTTAATTGCTGTCATTGCAGCATAAGCACCAACAGCAGCAGTAAGCCCCCAAAATATAGGTTCCAGGGTTGACCAGTTATCATATATCCACTGTGCCCCTTTACCAATAGTTTGAATAACTGGTTCAAAGGTCTGAAGTAAGGTATTCCCAATAACTGTTGTAACTTGTCCAAATGTCATAGGCATCTGCTCAAACCTTGCATTGGTTTCTTTCACAGCATCTTCTGAAAGCATTGCATTTTTAACAATTTCAGAAGTAATTAAGCCTTCTTGTGCCAGGTTCCTTATTTGCCCAATAGGAACATCAAGATAATCAGCTATTGATTGAATTATAGTTGGTGCTTGTTCAAATACACTGTTTAATTCTTCCCCTCTTAATACACCTTGCCCCATTGCCTGTGTCAATTGAAGCATTGCAGCATCAATTCCCTGGGCACTTGTTCCTGATATAGCAAACTGTTTATTTAGCTACTCAACAAATGCAATAACTTCAGCATTAGAACTAAAAGCATCCTTTGCCAAAATACCCATTTTAGCAACTGCATCCGCTGTGGTTTGATATGCACCCCTGGAAGCATTAGCTGATTGAAGTATCATTCTTTGAAGTTGTTCAGTAGTTTGAAGCCCATCATTCATAAGGTCAAGCCTTGCAGTTGTAGCAGTCATTGAATCAGCCAGGTCAATTATTTTCTTTGCACTGAAAGCAAGCCCAACTGTTGCTGCCATGCTTTTAATTTTTCTTAATAGCCCATCAGCAGCCCCTTGACCATTCCTAATATCATTATTGAACTGTTGCTGTGCCTGGTTTGCTTGTCTAATTTCTTGTTCAATTTCATCAAAGGCTATTTCAGCTTTATTCAATTCTGCCCTTGCAGCTTGAATACTACTGGTATCCACTGCATTACTTGAAGCAGTCTGAAGGGCTTCAAAGCTTGATATGGTCATGTTCAAAGCTTTGGTTATACTTTTCAATGCTGGTGTTGTTCCATCAAACATTTGAATACTTGATTTTATTGTAGCCATTTATAATTCACCCCTTTCAAATTTTACCTAATCATTCAAAATAACTTGTAAGATATTTCAATATTTTCTTTTCCAATATTTTGGGTGCTTGTGTTTCAAGTTCATTTGCTGAAATTGTTAGCATAAACTTTCCTGGAACCCAACCCTTATGATTTCTTGTTCTATGTCCATATTCTACATAAGAAGCATAATGAACAGGGTTGATAATTTCAATTTGATACATATTACCCACCTTTGTAACATTTAAGGAATCAACATAATCCAGTGCTTCATTGTTTGATAATGTTTTTTTACCACTGCCACCTTCTGCTTCTTCTTCAGTTTTAGCAGTCCAGCCCCTTCTTAATGTTCCACCTGTTTTTCCAGTTGATTTTTCATACTTACCAACAGGTGTTCTTTTAATTACCTTTGCCAATAATCTTGCAGCAAGTTCTTTTGCTGCTTCTTGGCAAAAGGCTTCAAAGTCTACTTTCTGTAATCTTTCCAATTTCTTTTGAAATTCTTTTAATTGCTTATAATCAACCTTTCCCCACTTTGCCATTGTTCCACCTATCTTTCTTGTTATTGAACCTTAAAAAATTCAGTATTTTTCTAATTAGTGGTTTTCCTTTATTCTGTTTTTGGAACTCTTTTTCAAGCATCCTTCTTTTTGCTTCAGCATCCAGGCAGAATTTATAAACCCTATCATAGCCATCCCTGTCCTTGTCTTTCATGATTTCAATTTTATTCAGCAATTCTTCATCAGTGTTTTCCATTATCTTTGGAAAGAATTGCTTCAAAGTTGGATATATTTCATGGCTTTTATTCAGGACAATAATCCCATCATGTGAAAGGAAAGCTGGTTCATCATCCAAAGCTGTTGCAGCTGAACTAAAGTGGCATAAAGCTGACGGAATTGCCTGACCGAGAATTACTGTAAAAGATGACCGTTGTTCCAGACAGGACAATAATGATAAGATGACTGTAAAAACGGAAT